ACCTTGCATCACAGCATCCCAATATTCCTTACCTGCTGCTGCTATTTCTTCAGCCTTTTTTAGTTCTGCTTCTTGCAATGCTTGATCGTGCATAGCTTGTTCTATCTCTACAGGGCTAGTCATAAATCTTGGTTCTGGTATTGTAGTTACTTGCTGTTCAGCGATTGGTTTAGGATTGCCATATCTGTCAAACTCATAAGGGTTTCCAAGAATATCTGTTTTCCCCCGCTCTGCTATTGGTATTTCAACACCATCTATAAAGAAACCCGAACCTGTATCTGTAGAATGCAACATTCCGTTTGCCATTAGTTATACCCCCTCTTCTGGTTCACCTTTTTCAATAGGTCTTTCAAACATTTCTTTAATAATTGCTCTATCATAAGACAATGCCCTTACAGTATTAGGATTTGTTCCAACTTTAATAGCTTTATCCATAGCAACTAATAGCATACCCAATGCTCTTTTAGTAGTTTTGGTTTGAATTGCTACACCCGCTCCTATTCCAGCTGCAACAGCAGTACCAACAGCTAAACCTGTATAACCTAAAGAAGCCATTCCATAAGCAGAAGCACCAAATGTAACTGCCATTATTCTATTGAAATCCATTTTTAATCCAATTAAACTTCCAGCATTTTTCCATGATCTTTGTATAGCACTCCAACCATCTGCTTTTAAAGAAGGAAGGATATCATCTAAACCATTGTACATATATGTTTGTTTTTTTAAAGATTCGGCAACCTTTGCATCTGGCACTTTATCACCAACAATTTTGTTTAATGTTTGTCTAATAACTCTTGTAGCATCATCAAGGGCATTAATTGGAATTGTTCCATCTAAATTAGCACCTTTTTTATATTTCATATTTTTTTTATCAAAAAGTTGTCTTAATTCAAAAATTCCTTGTGGAGTTCCTTTAAAATTTCCCTCATCTAAATATCGATACAACAATTTTAATTGTGCCTCAATAGTCTCTCTTTGTTGTTTTGTTTGATACATTGGATTAAGAAGTAATTTATCTATTTCAGTTCTTAAAGCTGCTTTAGTTTGTACCCAAGATATAGGTATTTGATTTTTTGGTTTTGATAATACTCTTTTTAAATCTTTAGCCCAACTTTCTAAAGAATTGCTCATTATTTCATTGTTTTTAGTAGGATTTTTATAACCACTAACACCTATTTTCAGTAATTCATCCATGTATTCTTTTTCATACTGGTTGTAATTAATAGTTGTCATTTTAGTAAATCTGCCTTCTGATGTTACTCTTCTTTGATTAACCTTATTAATTGGGTCTTTAAAATTTAACATCTTCCACAACTCATCATACTTTTGTCGTATTTGTTGTTTACCCAATAATCTTTTTTGTTCTTTGGCTGCAGTATAAAATGGTGTATTTGTTACTCCTTTTTTAGGAACTATCTTTCCCCACGGAACAAAAAACAAAGGAATATCTACAACAGCTTCTAAAAGTCTTTTGTCGTTAGGATTTTCTGCACCCCATTTATCATAATCTTCTTTTGTTTCCATGGCAGCTAGAACACCATCTTGTGCAGCTTGAGAATTTTTCCACCAATTAGCTAATTTATCAGCCTGGTCTTGACTCCACCCATCTATATCATCTTCCACTCCAGCCTGAGATGCGATCCATCTTAAACCTGTTGCTCCTGTCTCTACACCTTTCCACCCTAAATCTAAAACTCGCATTCCTATATTTCCTACTGTATCTGGAATTATCATAAGTTTTTTTGTCTCACCAACAAAAAAATGTTCAGCACCACTAATTTCGCCTTCTTTCCATGCTTGTTGAGATGCTTTAAATTCTGCATCTCGATGTTCAAAATCATTAACAAGTTGGTCAATAAAAGACTTATCACCAGGAGTGTTTATTTCTTCATCATCATTATAAATTTCTACTAAATCATAGCCTTCAGTTTGTTCTATGCTTATAGGTACATTGTCTGCATTTCCATTTGCATTTTGATCAATAACCTCTGTTAGTTCATCAAGATTTAAAACTGCTGTTCCATTTCCCATATTAATTTCCTTGTTGTGTTGGTGTTACATCAAATCCATTTTTATCATGTACAGTATAAGACTTGCCTTTATAATTAATTGTATGTACATCATATAAAGGATCAGCGGGCCAATAATAAAAAATTGTTCCTGCACTATCTTCTAATTTAACATGACCCTCTGGTGGTCTAAGAAATATCATATTTTCATCCCATGTTGGTATGTCTGTTAATGCTTTCCTTTTGCTTAAACCCATATAAGTCATATCATCTTTAAGGTCTTTATGCAATTCTCCATAGGTTTCATGCCATCTTTTGATTTTTTCAACTTCTAATATTCTTCTCATCCATAAAATTCTTCTAACAGAATTTTCATCTAAGTTAATATCACCAGCAACCATTGCTTTGGCAAATTTAATATCGTTATCAGATAGTCCTGTACCAGCACCTAAATCACCACTACCCATGATTTCAGTTACTAATCCTGCGGTTGATGCTAACCAAAGTTCAGTCGCATTTATTCTTTCGTTTTCAGTTCCAGTTAACACACCAATCGCTTTTGCAAAAGTAAGTCTTGGTTGGGCCGCCCATCCTGTAATAGGTTTAGCAGAGTTTAAATTCCTAAAAGAAGAATTAATAATTCCTATTGTTTTAAATGCGTCTTTAGAACCTGTCCATTCCTCCATAAGTTCTGCACTCATTACTTTACCCATTCCTTTTTCAAACTCACTTTGTGTTCCTTTCGCATCTCTTACTTTTTTAGTTGCATAAATATAACAAGCATCATCTTCAAGATCACAACCCTTACTTCCATCCTTATTTGGAAATCCTTCGGCAGCTAATAACAAATCTTTTGTTAAAGCAGTTTTAGAGTCTGGTGACCATTTAGGTACTTCTGTGCCTGCAATATCAACCCAGGTTTTTGTAGAGGAATCCCATCCTACTTTTTTCGTGTAAACAACTCGTTTACCATTTACTATTTTAATAAAATCTCTATCTTCTGTTTTTTGTGCTTTTTCAGAAGATGTTGTAGCATTCATACGATCTGTTTCCATCTTTTTATAATCATTGGCTTGGTTCATAGCTAAATCAGCTTCATCTGGAAATCCACTCGCCCTTAAATCATTGGCAATCGCCACCATATCTTCATAACTATCTGGATGTCCATGTCTGTTAAAAATAGCTTCCAAAGCATCTTGTCTGGCAAGTCTAGGGTCTACTGGTCTTCCTTGACCTGTAAGCATATTACCAAGGTCTGCATAAAATTGCCCTTCTCTTTCACCCCTGGAAACGGCTTCATACATCATTCCTGCACCCTTAGTGGCTGCTAAATTTACAGCATCAGTTATAGCGTTTCTTGCTTTGGTTTCTTGGTCTTCAAGAATAGACTGCTGTACGCTATACCGATCACCATAAGTTACTGTTGCCATATTATCTCCTGTCTAAACTGTTTATTTATTCACTAATCTTTTACCAACCAAATAACATAGAGGTTCAAGGACAAACCTCCAAGCCTGTCCAATTCTATCTCTCTTCTTGCCATACATCTCGGCTCTTAAATCAACACTACGATGTCTAGCAACATGCTTCATCCAAGCATATATAGGTTTGCCATACCACTTCTTGCGTATCTTGAGTAGTGGTTTAAAGATAGCGTGATATCCTTTCTCCATCTCTGGCTTATCTTTGTAATTTAATTCAGCATATTTAAGCCATATAGCATTGCGATAAGCACCGAATCCATAATCATCATTCATGGCAGTACATACAATCTTCTTGGTAGCACCTCCAAGTATATTGCCCCAGAAATCATCTTTGCCTTTTTGTTTCGCAGCCGCATAGGCAGCCTCTTGATCCATCTGTCTTGTGAACGCATCACTAACATTTTGTAAATTGCCCTTTGGATCGGCTGTTGGTATTCTAAGATATTTATTTGCCCATTCAGCAGTTTCACCCACCAATCTAACATCCTCTCTTCCTCTCCTCAAGTTGGCATCAATAAGTCCTTGGGATTCTTGAAAGGCAGCTTCTTCCAATTCCATGTTTCTTTGGGTTAGATTTGCAGCAACTCTTGCATCCTCTGCAAACATACCTGTTGTAGATGCACCAGTAGCATGTTGTCTTGCTCTTCTTATAGCCGCTTCTCTTGCATCTTCACCAGCATAAAGTGCTCTTTTTTGGTCGAATCTTTCTTGTTGTATATCTCTCCAATCACCAGACCCCATACGAGTTGCTTCATCCAGAAACATTTCTTGTCTAGTAAAAGCAGCATCTCGAATGGCTTTTTCTCTTTCACCTAATTCAGCTGTGTGTTCCCATGTTCCATCTGCCTTTTTTCGCCACTTTGTCATAAAACCAACACCCCCTACATCTGGTGTTGTTTTCTTCCAAATATCTTCTCTTAATGCTTCTTGGTAAGCTGTATCTCTAGCACCCCAATCACCACCACCACCACCAAAGCCACCTAGAGGCAGTTGAAAACCACCTTTTTTCTTTCTGCCATATTTAGAAGGACTCCCACCTAGTTGTCTATAGCCTTTCGCTGCATTTCCACCACCTGCTGCTACAGCTCTGCCATATTGCCTTCCGCCTAAAGTTGAACCATAGTTTGTTGCCATTTCTCTATCTCCTTGTTATGCTGTGCGTTTCCAAAAATATACTACTATGTAGGGTTGTACTATTGTGTTTGCTACTGTATGTGTGTGTCCACCACCACCACCTGTTGAACCTGTAACAGTACCGTTGATGTGGTAAGCTCCCGAATTATTCTGTGTAGAGGATGCCTGTTCTGAGCCAACAGCAGTACCACCTGTATGAGTATGTGCTGGTATTTCAGCAGTAGTTAGTGTATGACTTCCTGTAGTTCCAGAGGTAGTCTTAGAGCCTCCTGTTTCTGATGCTGTATCAAAATCACTATCACCAGAATCCAAACCTACCAGTACCTTACCTGCTCCAAAGGCTGCCCAAGTCGTTCCACCTATTGCTGCAACAACTGCTGCTGAATTTGCATAAGCCACAGTAGTTGTGAATATTGCACCTACTGGATAAGCTGCTGCATTAAGAGCATCTGCTGCTGTCTTTACAAAAGCTGTCGTTGCTATCTGAGTTGTATTTGTTCCCTCTGCTGCTGTTGGTGCTAATGGTGTACCTGTCAGAGTTTCTGAGGCTATATCTGCCTTTGAATTTAATGCTGTTCTAATTGTCGTAAACTCGGAATTAAAGTCTGAACCAGAGATTACTTTCCCAGCATCGCTATCTGAGAGTCCATCTTTACCTGCCCAATCTACTGCTAAAGTATAATCACTCATCGTATTTTCCCTTCCTTATGTAATAATGATAAATCTTGAATCGAGGCATCATAACCATTCGATGCTATTGCCATACTAATTTTCAAGTGTTTGGCACTTCCTGTTAATGGAGTCTTATACTCCTGTAATCCATATATCGGTGAATATAAAGAATTAGATGGATGTAATGTTGCATCGTGTGTATGTGAAACTGTTGTCGTTCCATACCGAGATGTAGATGCACCATATAATGATGTCGAACCTGTAGTCGCAGGTCTTAATTCAATGGATGTTATATCCGATGGTGTCATACCAAAATCTTTATACCATTTCAAATAAAGTATCGCACCAGAACCACCCTCTAAAACAAGTATCATATTTTTTAATAATGCAGCCGACATTGTTTGTCCTAAAGGAATCCATGTTGAGTCTATATTACTTGTGAATGAAGCATTAGTATAAGATACTCCAGAATCCCAAGCTAAATCTGTATCAAAATATCCTTCATATCCAGCAATACCACCATCTTTCTGTCCTACCAATAAACCACTATATAATTCTGTATGTATCATAGAAGCAGGTTCTCTATCCAAATCAAAAGACCATGTTGTTACTCTTGGCACTTCATTCGGTGTAATATGCTTGAAGTCAAAAACATAATTGATGTTCTCGTCTACAAACGACATAATATATATACCTTCATTCTCTATATATACTGATTTAACATTCGTACTTACACCTATATTTCTTATAATTGTATCTTTAATATTAACGCTTAAATCGGTTAGAGGCAGGTTCTCTTTCTCTGTTGTTCTTGCAAGTGATCTAAGTCCAGTAGCAGATAAGAAAACTAAATCATCACCAATGGTTTGAATACTATCTCTACTGACACAACCTATACCCCTAATAACCTCTTGAACAGCTAAAGAGCCAACTGTTTCTGGTGAATTGTAAAGAACAATATTTTCCTTTCCAAATATAATCAGCTTTCCGTAGAAAGGAGCAAGGGCAACTATCTCATCAGTTCCCCATACCTTTGATAAATCAATTAAACCAGTATCACCATCTAAGAAATTATCACCATCAAGCAAATTTGAGTAATAAACAACATCTTTTGCCTCTGCTACACCACCACACCAGATTCTTCCATAGTAACCCATACCACAACTAGGATCAAACAAGGTAGTTATAGATGCTGGCAATGTAGCCATTATAATAACATCATCATCATCGTGTGCTGCTGCTGATGTACTATTTGCACCCCTACCACAACCTGTAAATGTTGTAGGTGTTTTTCCAGTATAAGAAATTATTTCATCATCAATCTTTATTTTTCCCTCTTGAGGAAAACCAAGTGTGCTATCTGCTGTTATAGTAGTAACTGCATCATTTATACCACTACCATCATTTATAGCAGTAGCTTTATAATAAGATGACCATCTTTCTAAAGCATCGGAAGCACCAGAATATCTCTGTGGTACAACCCCAGCATGGAAACAATGCAGTCTATCATTGAAGTTTACAAACTGCCAAGCTCCAGACGAACCCGAAACTGTGTGTCTTACATCTATAGTAGATGTTTGAAATGCAGCATTAGGCGATGTAAAGTCTATCGTATATATAGATGTACCATGACTAGCGAATATCTTATTCGTTCCTTGGTCGTTATGTTCTATCATAGAACCTATCGCTGTACCACTTGGAACTACTTTCTGTTTTAAACCCTTTCTAAATGAGATTCTTCCAGACTCCCTTAAAACAATATTATCAGCAGTAGTAAGCCAATCTGTTTCTAATGTTGATGGATTGTTTTGAGTATTGAGTCCATTAACACCAAAGTTAGGTAGTGGTTGATATGTTAAAGGCTTTGCCATTAGTTAATATACCAATCGGTTTCATATCTTGTATTGCCACTATCAAGCATAATTGCTTGTTTAAGAGCCTCTATAGATTCTTGAGCCATTAAACTAGACTGTGTTCCACCATCTTCACCTCTCTCTGCAATCGCCATTGCCCAAGCACCTAATACAACAGGTTTCTCTGGAACACTTATTACTGTAGCAGCCTCTGTCAAGTCATCTTGAAACTTTATAATATCAAATGAGATAGTATGAGCCTCTGTAGGAACTGGCGAAAGGTCTACTTTTAGGTTATTAGAGGCATCACTACCATTAAATCCGTAATACAATGGTTCTCCTGTGTTCTGTGATGGATAGGTAACTGTATTAATATATGTCTTGCCTACCTGTCTAAGGTGCATACCAGTAGTCTGATTGATAGCATCCATGATCTTTATCTCTTGACCAGAACTAAGATTGTAGTTCTTTGTGCCATTTACAGTTGAAATATCTACTGTTGATCTCAGATTAAGCCAATCATGTCTTTGTTCAACATATCGTTTCGCATCATTGACTAAAGCACCTATTACTTTTTGATAAGCAGATATGGTTGAACTATCATTAATATCGCCAGACCAATCAGCAGATATAGTATCTTCTCTTAGTCTTATTAATACTTCATTGATTAAGCCTCTAAATGTCATAATCCTATCCTTTAATTATTTAAGTTTTAAGAAATGATAAAATTCCATTTTTATCTCTCGTATAGGGATCTTTTCATAGTTATTTCTGATAGATTCCCACCTGCTTTTGTTTCCCAGGAAACTAGGGAAATTATCCTCAGTTAAGGCTCTATTAGACATAATATAATCAATCATATCGCCTTTGCTTAAATCGTGCCTACTCAACATTCCCATAATACTATCCTTTAATTATTTTTCCCCATACGGAGCATTTACCTTTAACTATCTCTATGGTTTCAAGTTGAAATAAATCATCATCAAACCAGGTTACAATTCCGAAAGCGTGATTCCAGTTATGTAGTCTACCTTTAAGCCATCTATTCTTCTCGGCAGACATATCCTTTAAACAACCCATAGACCATGCAG